TCCAGAGCCACCTTCTCGAATGGTGGATCCTCCGTCAGGCGGAAGTCCACGCCAAGCCCGAAAGGTGCGCACACGGACTCCGCGATCGTCTTGAGTCCGACGTCCTTCCACTCGAACGGAAGCGCGCTCGCCGGCGGATCGCAGTCGCCCAGCACGCCCGGAAGCGCGTAGCCCGAGACCTCGACCTCAGTTGACTCCGCGTCGAAGTTCGGAGCGACGTCCACCATCGTGCCAGTGAACTGGCGCGCGCCCCCGACCTCAACCGTAATCGGTGTGAATGCAAACGGCCGGAAGAGTTCACGAAACTCCAGACGGTCAGGCTCGAACGGGGCCGATAGGGCGATCGTCGCCACGACGTCCAGCCCGAATGTCAGACTCAGCGAATGCCAGTTGGCGAATCGCTTGCCCTCGATCGCGACTGCAACGACTTCCGTCATGCCGCCAGCTCGTAGTATTTGACCTTATGACCGCGCGGAACTTCGAGCCGTTCCTCGCCCGATAGCCCGTTGGTCTCGATCAAGAACAACACCGGGTCGAATCCGTCGCGCGGGTCGACGTGTCCGTAGAGTTCACCCGCTAGGTCGATCGGCGTACGGGCCCTGTCGAGCACGATCGCCTTTTCGGGGGCCAGAGTGAACGACACCTCGACGAGATTCCCGGCCGCCAGCGCGACCGCCCGTCGTAACTCAGCTGCGGCCTCCCCTGGGTCTGACTGGTAGATGCCCGTCTTGTCGATGCCGCCCAGCGCCGTGAACCCGGCGTCACGCCATGCGGTGTAGGACTCCGACAGCGTCAGCAGAGCGTCGGCCGACGCGATTGCATCGGTCTTTGTGAGGAATGTTCGGGACACGCGCGGATCTGCGGATTCCGCGCCCGCCGTTCTTCCGGATGCAGTGGACGCTCCAAGCTCCGAGGACTGCGCGTCCGTCGTGGATTGCAGCGTACTCAGGATCGCGCCCGAGAGCGCCTGCGCGGCAAACAGGTCGGAGATGTGGAAGTCGTTTGCGACGCGCTTCGCCCGGTCCGTGAGGCCATAGCGACCCGAGACGGCAGCCGATACGTCGTCCAGCAGCGTCGCCGGATTGGACGCACTCGACCCAAAGATCTCGTTTGCCAGCAGCGCGTACCCGTCGAGCCTCGAGACGATGCTGTCTATCGCCCGCGACGGGGCTTTCAACAAGTCCGAGATCTGCTCGGCCAGCAGCAGTGGTTTGCCGATGAGCTGATCCATTCCGATGTTGATCGTATCTTCGATGTCCTGGAACGTGTCCCGCACGCCCCAGACCGTGTCCGATAGCTGGTCGAAGACACCGCCGACGCTCTTGAGGAAGTCCCGGATCGTGGCTTTCGCGGCCGCCTTCTGGATCGTCTTGCTGAGATCTGTCAGCTTCGAGAACTGTTCCGCCGCCGCCAAGTTGAAGCGGTCGAGTGCGGACGATATCTCGTTCTCGGGATCTGTGATGGCCTTCGGGTACAGATCTCGCAGTGTCGTCCAGAACGTGACCTCAACGATCGCTTGATTCGCGGCCGTGCTGAGATCATCGCGTCTTGTCACTTCCCCGAACGGCACAACGTCAAAGACACCATACAGCGGGTGCTGTAGCTTCCCGACGCCCGGCTCCATGAGGAGGTTTTCGAACGCGGTTGCCTCAAGGTCGCAGTACGTCCCGGAGAAGTAGCAGCGCAGCGGGTACTTGCGCGACCCGAAGCTGTTTTGCTGGACGTATTCCCCTGGCACCCCCGGGAAGCCGAATGCCTTCGTCCGGAGCTCGAAGCTCCGCGAGACATCCTTGTAGGCAAATGTCTTGCGCGTTCCCTTCGGGGATGTGTAGGCGGCCTCGCGGATCCGGCTCCTCCAGTGCTGGATTCCGACCCCGGATTCGTTCCAGAGCTCAGATGGTGTCCTCGCCATCAGAATTCACCGGAAGCGCCGACTCGTACCCGTACATTCTTGCCCTTCGGGGCCTTCGTCACAGCAGCCTTTCCGCTATCGTCCTTGATCGTGATCTCGAGATCCTGCTTCTCCGTACTCATGATCTCCGTGACGCTCCGGCTGATGCGCTCCCCTGGGGGCACGAGTTGCTCGAGCTCCTCCTGAGCCCTGCGAGCCTGCCGCTGCGCATCCTCCATCGCGGCCTTGTCGTCGTAGCCTTCCTCGGTCGCGGGTGCCTCTGCCTCGCCACCTGGCTTTCTCCCGCGAGCCTCGGCCTCAGCCTTGGCTTGCCGGTCGAGCTCCTTGTCTACTCCGGTGAAGAATCCTTCCCCGGTCGCGAATCCCTTGACGCCCTCCCACAGGCCTTTGAGGCCGCCGGCCTCGTCCAGCAGCTTGCTCATCTGGTCCCAAGCGAGCCAGACGGCCCCGATGGCGGCAGCCAATGCCCCAAGCGTCAGCCCGAGGGAAGCGAACGCTCCGCGAGCCGCCACGGCCGAACCTGCCGCCGCGTCGGTCGCGGCCGTGGCTGTGCCGAGGGCTGCGGCAGCCCCGATGGCGTTGGCCGGGAGCCTCCCGGTTGCGACATTGAACAGGTAGACGGCAGCCGTTCCCGCCGCCGTGGCGCCGACGTGCGCCCAGTGCGCCACCGTCATAGCCCAGAGACGAACCGTCGCCACCACAGACTGGACCGTCGCTTTCAGCGTCGCGAGCCTGAAGGCGTTGACCACGGTCGCACCTACTCCGAGCACAGCGTTGAGGGCCCATTGCGCCGCGTTCCGCGCCCAGATGGCGGCCGTGCTCAGCCAGGTTTTTGCCGTCGCGGCGAGAGTCGCGAGCGTGAATCTGGTTGTCGCGATGCGTCCTACGTTGAGCGCCACGGTGAGCGCCCACCTGGATGCCGCTAGAGCGTATGTCGCGACGCGCCCCAGGACGCTGGAGCTAGTCAGAAAGCGAATCGCCAGCCCGGTTCCCCGGATCGCAAGCATGGCGGCCCCGGCTCCAACCTTGACGACCCAGAACGCAGCGTCGAAAGCATAGAGCGCGATCTGCGCTACCGCGAGAACGACTTGGAAAGCCTTCACGGCCACCATGAGGGAGAGGAAGACGCCAACGCCGATGGCGGCGCGCTTCAGCCACGTCACGATCTCGGGCAGGTTCCGCCGGACCTTCGCCATGAAGTCCGTGAAGCCCGAAACGATGAGTTGCTTGTTCGCGTCGATCCAGTGCTGGATGCCTCTCACTACCCCACGCAGCGGGCCGCTCTCCGTGAGGTAGAGCTCTACCATGAGGCCTTCCGCAGCTGACGATAGCTGCTCCAGATCGCCCTTGAGATTCTGCATCCTAAGGTCGGCCATCTCCTTGGCCTTGCCGACTGCCCCCTCGAGTTCCTTCGTCAGCGTCGACACCTGCCCGGTCTTGAACAGGTCGGCGAGGTTGGATGCTGCCTTCTGCCCGTAGATGCCGGCGAGTTCGGAGAGGAACGCCACCTTGTCCAGATTGCCGCCGGACTTGTCGGCTGCCTTCGAGATGTTCGCGAGGACGTCCGCGAAAGGCAGCATGTTGCCCTGCGCGTCCTTGAAGGAGATCCCGAATTGCTGCATCTTCCACTTGATTTCGTCAGTCGGCTTGGCCAGCGTCGTCAGCATGCGAGCGACGCTGGTGCCAGCGGTCGACGCATCGAGCCCCATGTCCTGCAGCAATGCTACAGCGGCCACCGTATCCTCCAGGGGTACGCCGAGCTGACGCGCCGTCGACGCGACATTCGCCATCGATCCGCCAAGGCTGCTGATCGAACTGTTCGTACGCGCAGAGGCCAGCGTCAAGACGTCGGCGACGCGGCTCGCTTCGGTCGTGGCCAGACCCATGCCTTTCAGCACGTTCGAGACGTGCCCGGCCGTCTCGGCCATGTCCGCACCTTCTGCGGCGGCCGCCGCGAGGATCCCGTCGATGCCCTGCAAGATCTCCGCGTTCGTGAATCCCGCCCTCCCCATCAGCTCCATCGCGTTGGCCGCCTCGGTGGCGGTGAACTTCGTCGATGCCCCGAGCTCGAGGGCTTTCTTCTCAAGATCAGCGATCTGATCGCGGGTCATGAGAGACACGGCGCCCACCGCGGTGATTGCCTCCTCGAAGTCCGCCCCGGTCTTCCCGATGGCGAGCGCCGCCGCCCCGCCGGCTACGCCCGCGAGTGTTCCCACCCGCGCCACGGCCCCAGCGATCGTCGACAGGTGACCAGAGAAACGGCTGGCCGCGTCATTCGCCCGTCCGAGCGAACTGTGCATCTTGCCGGTGAAGCGGTCGACGGCTGTGCCCATGAGCGCGATCGGCCGCGTGAAGCGGTCTACCGCGCGGAACACGGCGTCAACGCTGAAGCGGCCAGCCATCTCGTCGTCAGTCCTTCTGTCGACCGAGCTTCTTCAGTGAAGGCCTCAGGCCATCGTAGAAGAACTCGATCTCCGTCATCGTGAGCGTTCTTGGATCTGGCAGACCCGGGTAGTCCATGCAGATCTGTCGGAGCATTTCGGAATACACGACGTGCAGGGTGTGCACAGCCTTACCGGTTTCGTCGTCGCGCGGGTGTCGCCAGTCATCCCCGTACCGGACCAACGGGGTGACGACCTCTATTCCCCCCCCATGTACAGGTTGTTGATAGCCTGGCAGACCCGGAGGTCACTCCAGAGCATCTCCCTGTACCGCTCGACTGGCTGATGCGAGGCAGCGGCCATCATGGCGTACGACTTGGTGATGTCGTGGTTTTTCTTGATGAGGTCGGCCTGCATGAAGTCCCCACCCTTCGGTTGTGGGAACGTGATCGGGTCCTTGTCCTCGCTGTCCCGGGGCGTGAAGGTAGGGACGCCGTCCTGGTTGATGAGCAGACTTCCGTCGAGGAGCGCGTTGAGGATCCGCTTCTTGTTCAACTCGAACTGCGTCCGATCCTCTGCGTCCATGCCATCCGTCGAGATGTTGAGACGCATCGCGGCCATGAATCGGAGTAGGTCCGACTCCGCGACCTCCAGAGCGATCTTTCGCTTCGGTACCGCCTTCTGTTTCTTGTCCTCGGGCTCGTTGTCCTGCTTCTCGATCGCCGACTTCTGTTTTGGGTCCATGAGCGTTGTCTCCATCGTTGTTGTCGTGAACCTGCGAGCGCCTGGGCTCCACCTCACTGCTTACGCAGCTTGCCGGGTCCGGCGAACGTTACGGTGGCCCTCGAGTTGGAGTTCGACCACTTGATCTCTCCCTCGATGTTGCCCCTCCCGCCAAACGTCAAGCCGCTGGCAAACCTGAAGTTGACCGGCTTGTCCTCGCCCGAGTCCGCCGCATCCTGCAGCGCCTTCTGGTCGCCCTGGTTGTCGTTGATGGCGAGCACGACGCTCTCCATCTTCCATCCGCGTGGGCTCTGCAGCCATACGCCCGTCGCTCCGTCGCCGTTCGGTGAGAACGTGTTCGTGTTGCCGCCGAGGTCTCGCTGGCCATCGCCGTCCCCAGCCGTGGTGTACGTCCGCCCGTCAAAACTGACGCGCTTGATCGGTCCGCCGATTGCAGGTGCTACCATTGATCGTCTCCTCGAAATTCCAAAACCACAGAGTTAGGGGGGGCGCGTCCGAGCGACGCTCGGCACTCAGACACACCCCCGAGTTGTGCTAGACGGTCTGCTCCGACCCGAGATAGAAGCTCCAGTAGAGGTTCACGTCCTTGACGGTCGTGTTGCCACTCAGGAGAGTCGTCACGTCGACGTTGATGCGGTCCGGGTTCGACCCGTCGATCTCCGCCGTGGTAGCTTCCTTGCACGCCTCCGGATCGGAGATGATGGCGGCGAGCCCGAGACTATCGAGCAAGACGTCCACCTCGTTCTTTGCGTCGTCGGGCGTCCTGGCGTTGGGGTTCGTGGTCGCCTGTCCGTTCGGGATCAGGGGTGCCGCGGCCCACTTCTCGTCCCCGAAAATCAGGGCGAGGTTGTACGCGACCTGCTGGAGCTTCACGATCGCCACGACCTTCTTGTATCGCTTCGTCAGCACGGGCTCGGACGTCGGGTGGTAGAAGGTGCAGACGTTTCCGATCTGCAGCATGTTGTCCACGAGCTCGACTGTCGATGAGCCCTGGGTCAGAGCCAGCTGCCGGCTGGAGAGCAGCCATTGCTCGGCCGATGTCCCGGGCGTGATGCCGCGGATGTTCTGCCCACCGTATGCGGTAGCGGGGTTGTCGTTCGCCACCTTCGCGATGATGGCGAGCTGCCGAGCCGCCACGACGAACGGCATGTCGGGCGAACCCGGCGCGACCAACTGAGAATTCGTGCGGTCGGTCTTTCGTAGCTCCGGGATCGTCGTCGCCGCTGCGACGGACGGATCACCGAAGCCTGTCCAGCCGGTGAACACCACTGCTGGCTTGTGCGTCTCGGTTCCCCACCGGCTCTCGCCCCATGTGTCATAGGCGTCCAGCGCCGTCGTGTTCTCTGGATCCAGGCAGTTGAGGACCATCGTCTCCCAGACGTCACCGATGGCCGTCAGCTGCGTCGACACGCTCGGGTCGCCCGCTCCGCCCGTCATCGCCGTGATGGTGAAGACGACACCGTTGCTGTCAGCTACGCCAGACGTCAGGACGTCACCGAGCGAATCAACGATCTGCATCGTGATCCGGTTGGCCGATGCGCCCTTCCACTTGCTCGTCGGGGCCATGTCCGTCACTGGAACCGTGATCAGGAAGTAGTCGCCGATGTCGTAATCCTCGGCACCGTCGGCGACCGTGAAAGTCAGGCCTCCGCAGTCCGTCTCCGCAACCCCGACCGCGATGGCCGCATCAACCGTCACGCCGTTCGGATCCACGAGCTTGAAGGTACCCCCATTTGCCGCCTCGGCCGTGCAGGTCAAGGTCCAGACTCCCGGAACCGGCGAGCCTCCCGACGCAACCCCGACCCCGGTCACGGTACCCGTTCCAGTTCCCTGGCAAGTACCTACGGTGACGGTGTCATACGTGAGGTCCAACGTGACTGGCATCTCCGGGACCGCTGCGATCGCGTTGTACATGGCGAGCAACACGGTCGAGACGTTCAACGCGCCTGCCGCGACCACGAAGCCCTTCGACTTCACGCCACCGATTCGCGCGTAGTACGTCTTGGCGGCTGTTGCAGTCCCGCTCGGCACGATCTCTCCCGCTGCCGCCGTCGTCCCATCGGCGAGCGGAAACACGTCCACCGGGATAGAGCCAATCCCTCCGCCCTCCTGCGGGATTAGGGCCAGCAGCGAATTGTGAATTGGGCAGCCCGCGCCGTAGCGGTCCGCTGCCGCCTGCGGAGAAGGGGCCGTCCACTTCGCGGTAGAGAAGCCTACCGAAGCCGTTGCCCCCTGGCCGAAGATAGCGATCCTCTGCGGGAGGTTCTGGAACGTTCCACCCCGCAGGTTTTGATACGTTGTCGTGATGCCCAGTTGGCGGGCGGTGGCGCTTGCGTCGACTCCCATTTGCCTGTTCTCCTAGTTGGTTGCCCGCCTGGCTTTACCAGGGGTTTCAGTCACCGAACCATTGCTGGATGGAGAAGACGACTTCTCCATCGAGTTCCGTGTGGACGCGCGAGAGGATCCCCGCGCAGGGAACGAGTTCTATCTGCGGCGAGAGTTCGTTGAACGTGACGCCCAAAACGATGCGAGCCGCCCTGACCTGCTGAATCGGACGCCGATCCGAATCCGTCAGGTCGAGCGCCGTGATGCTCTGGATGAACCGTTTCGACACGGTCCCGATCATGTCGCTTCCGAGTTCGTAGTACTCGGCCGCCATGATGATGTTGCGGACCAGCCGCGTCGCCCTATCGCGTTCGGCGGCCGCCTTTACATCGGCGGGCGTGTGTCCCGTGACCTCCGCAGCCGCTAAGCCATAGCCATAGACGTCGAGATTGAACTTTGCGTCAGCCGACTGCCGCTCGATGTAGTCGCCGTCGGACTCGATAAACGCCTCGGTTTCAAAGCTCACATTGACGATCGGAGCTGCATCCACAGTTCCGGTCGCGGGCGTCGACAGGTAGGCTCCCCACGGTTCGATCCTGTCCTTGTAGACCCGGAGTCGCCACAGTTCCGGGTCCTTAGCGCCGGCTTCGGCAAGCGCCATCTGAGATGCTGTCTCTACCGCAAGGATGGCCGCGATGACATCCCTGACGAGCTCCAGGTTGTCGGTCTTGTTGATCAGCGCTGCGATCGTCACGGCTCGTAAGCCTCCAGCTTCAGAGTCAGCAAGTCGATCGCGGGGTTATCGTCTGGGGTAACCTCGATGACCTTGAAAGTTTTCGCGGCGGCGTCGGCTCCCGTCCACGCCACCACCCAGGCGTTGGTCGTCAGGTCAGCAATCGCCCTCGGGAACGTGAGTTCTGTCTCAGCCAGCGATGCCCTACTCAGGACCACGGACGCCTGGTTGCCGGCAACGCTCGCGCCTGTGTCGGGGTCGATCAGGAGCGCCGTCTCGTTGACGAGCCCGTTGACGACTGCCGTCACGCCGAGCTCATCCGTGCACGTGATCGGCACGGAAAGGCGTCTGTGTCCTCCACGATCGAACGGACGATCGCCAGCATTTCACTTCCGAGTGACATCGCGTTCCCTGCGCGAGCCCCGGGGGCACCGTAGCCCCCGGACCTGCGCTTGCTGCTCGAGCGGGTCTAGGCTCGCTTCAATACCGAGCCGCCTCGGACGAGGCTGTCGAGCGTGTCCTGGCCGCCTACGTATTCCGGCTTGACCTCTGCGCCCGACACCAGGAATCCACCCGCGACGAGTTTCGTCCTGACCTTGCGGCGGGGAGCGACCTGGTACGGAAACAGCAGCCCGTCCCCCCGGTATTCGTTGACGTGCCGATTGATGCGTTCGAGTTCGGAGGCCTCGGCCTCCTGCTGGATTTTCGCTTCCCGCGCGGCGCGGGCTTGCTTCTGCGATGGCGACTCTTGAATCGTCTCCATTGGCTCTTGCATTGATGCACCTTCGTCCATGAGTTCCGCCGGGGGCTCCTGATGGCCCCCTACGGATCTCTTTTTGTGCTTCGCCACGCCGCCGCCCTTACGGTGCGACGTCGATGCAGGCGATCGAGTCGATCGCGGTCGGGATGGTGAGCGGCCGCGAGTCGACCGTGACAACCAGGCTCTGCGCATCTTGGGTGAAGTACGCTCCCAGGTGCAGATCCATGCCGGCAGCTCCCATGCTCATGCGAGCCGGGAGGAATGCCATGGCGCGCGGGTCTCGGGCGGCCTCGATAATGGGCACTCCGCCCCAACTGAGATCACGAGGTGCATCCGATGCCCACATGACGACCTTGTCGGTCGCGAGGTAGCGCGTCACGGCCGCAGTCTGCGGGTGCCGATAGGTCGCGTTGTAGAGCCAGAGACGATACAGGCGCGCGCCGATCGTCATGCTACCCATCGGACTCGGCCCTCCTCCAGGGGGCGCCTGAGTCGGCGGACCGAGCGCTCCGAAGTTGGCGTTCAGCAGGTTGTAGCGCCCCAGCACAGTCGCATTTCCGAGGAATCGCTGCCAAGCACTCGCGCCAAACGCGAGGTCGGTGGCGTCGTATCCCCTCGCCGCCATGTTGTCAGCCAGCGTGTCGATGTCCGACATCGGAGTTCCAGTCGATCCATCCACCGCCCAGGCCGTACCGGTTGTGACGATCAAATCTCCACTCGCGAGAGTGCCGGTCGCGTCGAGCGGCTGGAAGTCCAGCGCATAGACCGACGCCCCGTTCTCGTCCGTGACGGTCAGTGTACCGGTCTGCATGACCTGTGCGGCCATGAGTTCGATCCCGTCTCGGATCATGTTCTCGAGCTTCCGCACTGCGCGGAACGCGCGATCCGTCGCGTTGGCCCCGAAGTCAGGGTCCGTGAACGGGTCAACCCCGGGGGTCCTCTTGATGAGGTCGGCTGCGTTGACGGTCGTTCGGAGCTTGAACACGGCGGGCGTGAACGCCTTGTTGACGTACTCGTCGAGTTCGACATCACGCGGGCCCGAGTTCAGATTCTTGACCGGGACCGCGATGTGCTGGCCCGACCGAATGACATCGATCTCGATCTTCTCCGTATCGTGAAAGTTCCTCGGAGGAGACTGGAAGAGACTCGAGAAGAACCTCGGGCGCCCTTGAGTCTGCTCGTAGACCTTGATCAGTCTGGTGGTGCTGGTGTCGGACATTTTCTGTTTCCCTTTCGGTGCGTCTTTGGCTTGCTGAGGACGCACCGCCGCGGCCCCGCGATTGCGCGCAGGTCAGGCTTGCGACCCTCTCGGTTGTCGCTATCGGTTGACCATTGATGCGGGCCCGGTCGTCACTCCCCTTGAAGAACGACGGGCCCCGCTATTTGGTTCGGACTAGGTTGCGCCGTTGTCCAAAGTGGCAGTTTGCTGCACGGCGAGCGCCGTGATGCCGGTCCGCGCCAGCATGTCGATCACGGCATCGGTCACGTTCGCGCCGGTCCCGTCGGCGTCGATGATGAGCCGCGTCGCGTTGACGACGCCCTTCATCAGATAGTCACCGGCGTACGAACCGCCGGCGGTCTGGACCATCTCGTAGCAGAGCACGCCTACCGGGACCTGCGCGCCGTTCGTTCCGTCGACGTCATAGCAGACCAAAGGCGTGCCGGTCTGTGCGGCAACGGTGGCCGTAACGATGTCACCAGTCGCGAAGTTGGTTTCGGATCCCGGGTCGACGACAACGATCGTCAGCCCGAGCTCCTCGAACACGAGGTCATCCGACGCTGCGGTCGTCGTGCAGGTCGAGCTTTGCCCATCGGGAGCAGCACACGTCCATGTGCCTACACCAGATGTCAGCGTCCCGGCGGTGGCAACGTAGTTCCCAGCTTGCAGCGTGCGACCGGCTGCAGTCGAGCCGGAAACCGTCCAGACTCCGGTGCCGGTGATGACGCAGGCAATGGTGTTGTTCAGAAGCTGCCGGGCCAGGATAGTACCCTCAGCCCAAGTGTCAGCCGCCGAAAACAGCAGCGTGTCCTGGCGGTATTCCGCGTCCTTCATGACGACGGAACCCTGATCGCAGGTCGTGATAGTGATGTTCGACATGAGTTCTGTTCCTTCTCAATGGAGAGGTTTGGTTTTGGTGTGGTTCTATCAGGAGATTTCGATCAGCGTCGCGTCGTTACTTGCTGATTCCGTGCATGGCCTCGAGGCGATCCGCAACCAAGTCGCCGAAGTCCTTCTTGGTGGTCGGCTCGATAGCGCCAGCAGTTGCCGCCACGGCCGCGTCGCCCGCCTTCTGGCGCGCTTCGACTGAGTTGCGGTTCATGCTCGCCTTTGCGTAGGTGGCGACGAGCGTTTGCGTCATGAGGGCCCCGCTCTTGATCGATTCGACGGCCGTTTTCATGTCGCCGCTACCCTCACCCATCTCGAGGTGGGCCACGACTCGGTCACGCTCGGTCGTGACGCCCTGCTGTAGGACGGCGGCGAAGAGCTCGGGGTGTTCCTTTTCGAGAGTCTTCTGATCCATGGCTCTTTCCTTCTTGGCACCGCCACTAGCGGCGGGCTCTGCTGTAGGTTCGGGCGCCGCCACCACGGCCGCGACCGGTTCTCCTGCAGCGTCATCCGCTGCGGGGGCGACTTGATTGAGGACCGCTGGGGGCGGCAGTTGATCGGCGAGTTGCGGCACTCCGCCTTCATCAACGACGACTGATGTGAGCTTCTGA